TGCAGCTGCTGTAACAACAGGTAGCTTCATGTGGGAAAACGGAATTAAAGATAGCAAGGTTGTGTTCTCTCCTAATAAAGATGGTAGATTTAAAATAAGTTGGGTACCACCTGTTAATTTGCAAAACAAAATAATTAACAAAAATAATGGGAAATACCCTGGTAATGATCATATAGGTGCATTTGGTTGTGATAGTTATGACATCTCTGGAACTGTAGATGGAAAAGGATCTAATGGTTCACTACATGGATTAACTAAGTTTTCTATGGAAGATTCACCACCTAATCACTTTTTCTTAGAATATATATCAAGACCTCAAACGGCTGAGATATTTTTTGAAGATGTACTTATGGCTTGTGTGTTTTATGGTATGCCCATACTAGCTGAGAATAATAAACCTAGATTATTATATTATTTTAAGCGTAGAGGTTATAGAGGTTTTTCAATTAATCGTCCTGATAAAATTTGGAACAAACTTTCTGTAACTGAAAAAGAAATAGGTGGAATACCTAATTCAAGTGAAGATATTAAGCAAGCACATGCTGCCGCTATAGAGTCTTACATAGAAGAACATGTAGGAGCAACAGAAAGTGGATATGGTGATATGTATCATCAAAAGACATTAGAAGATTGGGCCGTATTTAATATAAATAATAGAACAAAGCATGATGCTTCTATTAGTTCTGGCTTAGCTATCATGGCTTGTCACAAGAACAGGTATACACCAGTAGCTGCTAGAAAGAAACAGTCTATAAACTTAGGCATTAAAAGATATGATAACACAGGTTATGTTTCAAAAATAAAATAAATGATAAATACTAATTATAATAGCATATTTCCAGATCAAGTAGTCCCAGACGCAGAAAAAGCTACAGAAGAGTATGGATTACAAGTAGGTAGAGCTGTAGAGTCTGAGTGGTTTACTAACGGCAATGGTTATTCAGATAGGTTTGGTAGCAACTATAATTCTTTTCACAATTTAAGATTATACGCTAGAGGAGAGCAATCAGTTCAAAAATATAAAGATGAGCTATCTATCAATGGTGATTTATCTTACTTAAACTTAGACTGGAAACCTGTACCAGTTATACCTAAATTTGTTGACATAGTTGTAAATGGTATGTCACAAAGAAACTACGAAATTAAAGCTTACGCTCAAGATCCTGAGTCATTAGTTAAAAGAACTAAATATGCTGAGTCTTTGCAAAGAGACATGATGGAAAAAGATCTTATTAATCAAATAAATCAAATAACCGGTATGGATGTTTCTGCATCTCAAGGAATTGGTTTAGGTATGGAAAGTGAAGAAGATATACAACTTCACATGCAGATGAGTTATAAGGAATCTATAGAAGTAGCAGAGGAAGAGGTTATAAACAATGTTTTAGCTAATAATAAGTATGATTTAATAAGAAGAAGATTAAATTACGATCTAACTGTTTTAGGTATATCAGCTGTTAAAACTGATTTCAATAGATCTGAAGGCGTTACTTTAGACTATGTTGACCCAGCTAGTTTAGTTTACTCTTATAGTGAAGATCCTAATTTTGAAGACTTATATTACGTTGGTGAAGTAAAGTCTATAAGTATGCCAGAGCTTAAAAAGCAATTTCCTTATTTAACGCCAGAAGAACTTAAAGAGATTCAAAAATATCCAGGTAATCAAAATTATACTAGAAACTGGAGCGGTAGATATGATGACAATACTATTCAAGTATTATATTTTGAATATAAAACTTTTGCTAATCAAGTGTTTAAAATTAAAGAAACAGCAAATGGTTTAGAAAAAGCTATTGAAAAAACTGATTCGTTTAATCCACCAGAAGATACTGAAGGTTTTACTAAAGCTTTTAGGGCTATTGAAGTTCTTTATTCTGGAGCTAAAATATTAGGACACAACAAGATGTTGAAATGGGAGTTAGCTGAAAATATGACTAGACCTATGTCTGATACTGTTAAGGTTAATATGAATTATAATATAGTTGCTCCTAGAATGTATAAGGGTAGGATAGAGTCTATAGTGTCTCGTATTACTGGTTTTGCTGATATGATTCAATTAACTCATCTAAAACTGCAACAAGTAATGTCTAGAGTGGTTCCTGATGGAGTTTATTTGGATATGGATGGTTTAGCAGAGGTTGATTTAGGAAATGGTACTAATTATAATCCAGCTGAAGCTTTAAATATGTATTTTCAAACTGGATCTGTAATAGGTAGATCCATGACTCAAGATGGTGGTATGAATCCTGGTAAAGTGCCTATTCAAGAATTACAGTCTAGTTCTGGTGGCGCTAAAATACAGTCTTTAATACAAACTTATGAGTATTATCTTAAAATGATAAGAGACGTGACTGGTCTTAATGAAGCTAGAGATGGTACATTACCTGACAAACAATCACTAGTTGGTTTACAAAAGCTTGCAGCTGCCAACTCAAATGTAGCAACTAGGCATATACTACAAGCTAGTTTGTATTTAACATTGAGATCTTGTGAAAACATATCTCTAAGAATATCAGATGCTTTAATGTTTCCTTTAACTAAACAGACTTTAATGTCTAGTATATCTAGGTATAACGTAGCTACATTAGAAGAATTATCTAAAGTAAATATACATGATTTTGGTATATTCTTAGAATTAGAGCCTGACGAAGAAGAAAAGCAAGTGTTAGAGCAAAATATACAAATAGCTTTAAAAGGTGGTCAAATAGATTTAGAAGATGCTATTGATATTAGGCAAGTTAATAATCTTAAACTTGCTAATCAGATGCTAAAGAAAAGACGTAAAGACAAGCAGTCTAAAGATCAAACCATGCAACAAGAAAACATGCAAGCGCAAGCTCAAGCAAATGCTCAAGCAGCAGAACAAATAGCATTAGCAGAATCTCAAAAACAACAAGTTATATCACAGCAAAATATAAGCTATGAGCAAGCTAAGTCTCAGTTTGAGATACAAAAGATGGAAAGAGAAGCTCAAATAAAACAGCAGTTAATGGAAGTTGAATTTGGTTATAACATGCAATTAGCTCAAATGGGGTCTCAGGCTAAAAGAGAAAATGAGAACTTTAAAGAAGACAGAAAAGATCAAAGAACAGAAATGCAAGCAACACAGCAGTCTGAACTTATAGATCAAAGAAAAAATGATTTATTACCTAAAAACTTTGAATCCGCAGGTAATGATACTATGGGCGGTTTTGGTTTAGAGCAGTTTGGCCCTAAATAATTTTATATTAACTATTATATTATATTATGTCAGAAAAAATAAAAGAAAACCCTAAAGGGGAATTAGAACAAGGTGAGTTTAAAGTTAAGAAACCTAAAATGAAAAAACTTACTAATAAAAAAGCTACAAAATCTAAAATAGATTTATCTAAAAAAGAAGAGGTTAAAGAAGAAAAACCTGTAGATAAAGTAGTTATTAAAGAAGAACCTATAATTAAAGAAGAGATAAAAGAAGAAGTAGTTGAAGCAAAAGAAGAAACTACATCTCCTATATCTGAAATTACAGAAGAAGAAGTTATTGAAGAAGTAAAAGCGCCTGTATTAGAAGACGTTGTTGAAAGACAACCAGAAATAAAACTACCAGAAAACATAGAGAAACTGGTAAGCTTTATGGAAGATACAGGTGGAACAGTTGAGGACTACGTTATATTAAACGCTGATTACTCAAATGTAGATAAAGATACTTTATTAAAAGAGTATTACAAACAGACTAAACCACATCTTGACTTAGAAGAGGTTAACTTCTTATTAGAAGATAACTTTTCATATGATGAAGATTTGGATGAAGAGCGAGATATAAGAAAGAAAAAACTCGCTTATAAAGAAGAAATTGCCAAAGCCACTAACTTTTTGGAAGAAACCAAGAGTAAATATTACGACGAGATCAAGTTGAGACCGGGCGTTACTCAGGAACAACAAAAAGCTATGGACTTTTTCAATAGACACAACGAAGAACAAAAAATGGTTAAACAGCAACATGATAAGTTTAAATCAACCACTAAAAATTTCTTTAATCAAGAGTTCAAAGGTTTTGAGTTCAATTTAAGTGATAAGAAGTTTAGATACGGTGTTAACGATGTAGACTCAGTTGCTAGTAATCAATCTGATCTTACGAACCTAATCGGGAAGTTCTTAGATAATAAAGGGGAAGTTAAAGACTATAAAGGTTATCACAAAGCTATTTTTGCAGCACAAAATGCGGATACAATCGCTAATCATTTTTACGAGCAAGGGAAAGCCGACGCTGTTAAAGATGTAATGGCTAAATCCAAAAATTTAAACAATGAACTTAGACCAACGTCTACGGGAGATGTTTTCATTGGAGGTATGAAAGTAAAAGCAATTAGTGGTGTGGATAGTTCAAAGTTAAAATTAAGAATAAATAAAAACAAATAAAAGATAAAACATGAGTTTTGCAACATTAAACCCAACAAATGCATTTCCTCCATCACTTTTGCCTCATCAAACTCAAATGACTTTACAGTCTAATTACTTGAGCTTTGATAGTACAACTGGTGGAAACTTTGCACAACAATATCTACCTGAGCTTTACGAAGCAGAAGTAGAAAGATACGGAAACCGAACTTTAGGTGGTTTCTTGAGAATGGTAG